CTGAACCTTCTGAATCCCAAGTTAAAACAACATTAGCGAGCTGTTTATTCCACTTAAAAACATCGGAGCTTGATAGGCTTCTATTCTGGCATAGAGCCATCATGACGCTATTTTCCCTAGCTGTTTTTGTAATCATTTCGTCAAAAGCATCTAAAACTAAATAACCACCAGCAGCGTCAGTACCTTCTACTTGCGAAGCAGCAGCTTTTTGCAAGGCGTTTTTGTCCATTGGATCACCTTTGACAGTGTCTATAATCATTCTTGACACTTCGTCACAAAGTTTAAAGCCTTTTTCTCGCTGTGCTTCTAATTGTTTTCCAATCTTGTAACCTTTATACATTTCTGGCACATAAAAGCTAACACCCTTCCCCGTAATCGGAGTTGATTCTAGCTTGTTAACTTTTGCCTCAAGCGTTGTAATATAATCCTTCATTTCAATTATGCTTTTTTTAACATCTTCCTGCCCTGATTCTACACTTTCTTTTATTGCTGTCTTCAATGCTTCGTCCATTTTTTATGCTCCTTATTTTTTATTTATACTTTTAACAAAATCTAATATTTCTTGTTTGCTTTTTTCAGTCCTTTTCGGCGCACTAAGCAAATCTTTGATATAAGATTTCGTTTCTGAAACGCTACTTTGTTTTTGTAATCCCTGAATAAATCCCTCAATAAACGCCAATCTCTCATTAATAACGGTTAGTTGCATTTCTATGTCTTCGTGTTCTTCTTTGTGTTCTTGGCTCATCATTGCGTAAGGGTCATCACCCTTAATCAGTCCAACTTGCTTTGCTTCTTGCTCGCTAATTATTCCCTTACTAACCATGCTACGTCCAATCACAACAGCATCACTATTGGCCGGCACACTAACCAAGCTAAGTTCTAGCAATTCTACTTTTGTAAATTTTCTAAACGGTGTCTTTTTCCCGTCGCCGTCTTCCCATTTTTTAGGGATAAATCCGACACTAGAAGCATTCATAAATCCAGATTTATAAAGCTTTCTATATATGTCCGCTTCTGGATTTGCGCCATCTTCGGGAAATTCAATTTTAAAAACTAGCTTGCCGTCTTTGATTTTGATTGAAGATGCTTTGCCAATAGCTGGCTTGCTATAATTATGCTGAGCCAAAATAACAGGATTGCTTTTATACGCCTTTAAATCCCAAGCCTCTAAAGCGATCACTTCGCCGTCACGGTCTGCATTTTCGCTAGAACCAATGATTTCGATTTCGTTTTCTTTTAACGCCTTTCCTTCGCTATCTTCCAGCGTTTTAACCTCAACGCTATACAAATCACTATTTAATACTTCTTCGCCTTCTTGTAATTTAAACATATCCATAATTACCGCCTTTATACCAAATTTTTAATTATCAACAAAATAAGCCGTTAAACTCCGGGGTGGACATAATAATTAACCTTAATACAAATATAATTATTATTTGAGGTTGCGTTGGTTAGCCGTATCATATATTTTGTGTTATTTTTAAGCACAAACTCATGCATTCCCCTAGACTCACCCCCAACGCCCCTACCGCTCCCCCAGTGACATTCTTCAATCAAAGTGCCAACATCTGTAACTGTTGGCGTGTGATAAAAAAGAACTTCGTTTTCGGCAACGACTGGATTTTGTCTATTGCGATTATAAGCAGCAATGGCCGTCCCAACATTTGATATTGTTGTTGACTCATATAATTTATAATCGGCTTCACTCTCGGTTATAATATCAATATAAAAATGGTATCTTTTTGCTGTTATTTCTGGGTTAGGAACCGCTATTAATATATCCCTTACCGCTCCATTACCTAGGTCAACGGCATGGCTCATTACAATGCTATCTCCACAATGTATTTCATGGTGGTCAACGTCAATCATCACGGCCGAGCCTGCAAAATAATTGTCGCCCAATGCCTGACTATATACTCCGTTTTCATCAACAAAAAATGGCGCAACATTAAGTTTGTTTATATTCGTCGCAACTGCTCCGTCAAACTCTTGCAGGCTCATTTTGGCATTGCCTGCGTTCGTAGCCGTTTGGCTAACATAATTGTTAGCTGCGGTTTTAAGTTTCGGGATAGAAATTGTTAATCTAGCATCAGAGTCATCTTTGAGCGTGGAATCTATCCGATGGAAACTGCCACCGGTAACACTCCGCCGAAGAATCGTCATCAAAGAGAATGCCCCCTGCGATTGAGAGCCGTTAATGTACACCATGCGAAAGTATCTGAACGCTGGATTTGGTGTGTAATTTGTTCCACCGCTTGCCGTGTAATAGCTGTATGTGTCGGTATCTCCAACGGCTATCCCATCAGCAGACCATTGGAATATAAGCCCATTAGTTGCGCTGTTCTTATCGGCCACAACTGATACATTGACCTCTTGATAATTCAAGCAATCTTGCCATTGCCCCATAAAAGTTTCATTTGCGCCTAGAGGAGTTGCGATTGTGTTTCCTGTGCATATATGATTTTCTTGGTATACCCTTAATTCTTCATCTCCGGTATGTGTATTAGTATGAACAAGGCTATTGCCATTTTCTCCGACCAAAGTTGACCGCATGGCCATAACCTCATCATGGCCAGCTATTTTGCTTGGTACTGGGTGGAGTGCGTCGCCGATTCCGCTCATACTGGGATACAACTGCACCTGCAATTAATGGTTTCTTCTGGTGCGCCATCATCCCCCGGATACATTAACCCAAGGCTAAAGCTATCCCCTACGTTTACAATTTCGCCATTAATTTCGGCGTGGGAATCTCTGGTGTATTGGTCGATTGTTGTTACCCATTCCTTTTGCTTTACTCCGACATCATCATATTGCAACAATAATCCTGCATTTAATTGGCTTGTTATCTCAGTCCTTGCTATTACTTCGCTGCGATTATCGATTTTGTTGAAATATTGTCTTACTCTATTTTTTATTTCTTCAACGCCTTCACCGGCTGCTAATCCTTCCTCAATTTCTGAGTTAATTTTATCCTTTGTTGTCTCGGTAATTTCTAATTTAATCTTATCTAACCGACTCTTTGTCGCCGAGTTTGTGACATAGCTCAATCTATCACTAGGACTTAATCCAGTTGTTTCAGTCCCAACTTTGACGCCTTGCTCAATAGCATTAATATAATTTGGCTTCATCTTAGATTCGTATAAATCAGCCTCATCATTCCAATTTAGGTTAATATTTACGGCTTTAGAAAAAGATTTCGGAATTGCTGCCGTATTATCTATTGCGTCTAGTATTCGCTTACGTTGGCCATTAAAATAAGCCCTTAATGCTGACCGAAATTTAACATGCAATTTATCATGGAGATTGTTGAAGTTCTTAATAAATGCATATGCTTTCGGCGTATACTCTAAGCCGTTTTCTGCTACTATTTTATCGTTAAAGGATTTTTTTTTTACTTCTTTCGATTGGTCTGTGGCTTGTGCTACAGTACCAGCAGGTTGCAGACTAAAAGGTATCCACCAACTGTCACCCCATTCAACATCTTCAAACCCTAATTTAAGCTTGTCGTTTATTTCGTTTCTGGTGAATCCGCTTGCGGTTAGTGTTTGTATGGTGCCTGCCAATTCACTTAGGTTATTTGATAGTGCTTTTACGCCAGATAAATCAAACTTAATTTTAGTATCTGAAACATTAAACAATGAGTAATTTAGTCCTATTTGTATTTTATTTAGTAGCGGGATTAACGTCATTTCCCAAAATACTTTTAATTGTCCTTGAAACGTGGCGTAATTTAAATTATCCGTATACCCAAACATTGCCTTAGGTACTCGCCATGTACCGATAATCTTTTCTTCAACCAGCTTTAAAGTATCCACAAATTGCATTTCATTTAGTGTCTGGTTAACTGCCTTAGCCTTTAACCCACCCTGCAATACAGCTATCTTCCCAGCGTTCTTACTGCCCCTATGCCTTGATTCCCATGCCGTCCTAATTGTCCTTTGCTGGTCTGGGGTTAGCACGCCTTCAGTTTCCAAAAGCAAGCTAGGGACGCCACCATTTTCAAGGATGCTCAATTGGTATGCGCTTGTAGAGTTTTCAATTTTAAGCTCATCCATAATTACTTTGACTGGGGATAATCCACGATTTGCATCATAAGGATTAAAATCTTTAATGTGTATTATTTTTTGTGGCTCTATCACAACACCAAAATAAACCCAGCTAATTATCTGTCTTAATTCATTTTGTTGAGCAATAATATTTTTTGGGTCTAAAACAATTAGTCCTGTAGGCAACTGCGTGCCCTGTAGTTGTCCAAATGTTTCAGCCTGTTTTTGTAAGAAAACCTCACCATAAAGCGAGTAATAACCGGCTATTTTTTGTATAAAATCATTTAGGTTTAGCTTTTGTCCGTTATCGTCATAAATATTATTTAGCAGCTTATTTATTTGCTGGTCTTCTTTCGGCTGCTCTTGTTTATCAACAGTTATTAAGTTTACCTGTGCAATATTGTCAATTAGGGCTTTTACGGCCTTATATACGGGGGGAATATTAGCATAGGGCTTATTTACCTGTTGCGAGTCTGTACCGCTTAGAAATTGTGCAATTATAGGGTCTGACGTGGATATTGTTTTCTTTGCGTAACCAAAAACATCTAGTGCCTTGTCTAATATGCTCATGGGATGAGTTTATCAAAAAATAAAACTAAAACAAAATAAGCTAAATAAAGCTTAGTCCTGCTCCGGTATTCCCCCAACTATCTTGCTCTAGGCTATATCTAAGGGCGTCAATTATATGATTGTATCTATCTACAGGTTGAGGCAACACCTTGCCATTACGGTCTTCCTTATAGCTATATTTTCTGAATTCAGTAATTGTATTAACGCATCTAGGATGGATTATAATCTCAAGCGACTGCAGAAACCTTATTCCCTGTTCAACGCTTCCTTGTCCTTTTTTCGCACCTATTATTGCAAGCCCCCATCCTTGGCCTTCATACACGCTTTTAGGCTCGCTGCAATCAGCCGTTATTTGGACATTAGCGGTTAGCTTTTGAACTTCTTCAAACGCCTTGTTATTGCTGTGGCCGTACAAATATAATTCCTTCATAATGTATAATTTTCGTTGCCTTGGTTCGTAGTGGGATTGCACCCATGCAAAAGGGTCTTCTGCAAATCCCCAGTCTAACCCCTCCCTAATATTATCAAATGTGCTTTCTATTTCTGAAAAGTCTTCAATCTTATAATTTGTAAATATCTTTGCTACCCTTGATATTGGTTGTCCTAGCCATATATGATTATAATCCGACCAATCTCCAGTGCGTTCAGCTTTTTCTTTGCTTCTTTGCGCTTCTTTAATCAATTCTTCGGGGCAATATGGATTGTCGTAGTAATTTGCAGTAATAACCAACGAATCAGGACTATTTTCTAACTCTGCAACTGGGTCGTCGTCATCTTCGGGATTGTAGGAAAACACAAAGAAACTTCCTTTTTTTCTGATTGTTGGGATTAATATATCCAACGATTTCTTGGTCAGCGTTTGCGCTTCCTCAATCCATGCGCCGTCTATGCCCTCCATCGACTTGATATTTTGGCTTGTTTGGTCTTGCAATCCAGAAAAGTAAAATTCAGATCGGGTTAATGGGCAAATAATCTGGTTGTTAGTTACGCGATAAGGGTACTTTTTTTCATATATTTTATCGCTCAAAAGCTTATGCACACTATCTTTAAGTGATTTCTGTATTTCCCTGCCACACAAATATCGATTATTACCCTTAAGCCCACATACTAATAGCCACTCGGCAATCGTCCAGCTCTTGCCACTACCACGGCCACCCTTAAGGAAATTATACCGCTTGGGGGCTTTAATGAATTCTTCAAATACTTTGGGAAATTTAAGTTCTAAATTCAATCCTGTTTTTCATTAATCAGCTCAAGGTTTTGACCTATCGTTAATGCATTTTCGCAAAACCTCTTAGCCATTTCTTCAATGCCCCTTGCGTAAGCTTTTGAAGCTGCGGTTAAAAACGATAAAGAAAATTCATCACCAAAAAATACGTCTTTAATTTCCTTTGATATTTTCATTCAAATTTCACCTTGATGCTGATACTGCCATCCTCATCAACGCCTTGCACTGTCTGCGCAATCTTGCCGTCGATTCGTTCCCAAATCTCTTTGGCTATCGGGCTATTGCCCTTCATCGCATGGGCAATTTGCGACAAAATAAACGCATCCTTTACCGTTATTCTTCCGCTTGCTATAGCTTCTTTGGTAACTGGATTTACCCCCATTGGCATTGATGAATTAAGAGTTTCTTTTAAAATTGTGGCTAATGATTTTCCCTTAGGTCTACCACCTAGCCTACCTCTTTCTTTAGCTTCTATTGAATTTTTAACTGGCCTTAAATTTGCTCTAGCTTTTGGATTATTGACCATCTTGGTTATATCTTGCTATTGACCACTTTTTGTGTACAATTCGCCATTTATTTTAACTTTATTAATCATTTTATCAATAGAGGTTTTCATTGTTGATTATTCATCCCTCGTTCGTCCTTCTAGGCACAAAAATACGCATTCTAACGTCCAGAGCTTGTACATGCTCGGTATTTTCCAATAATCTCTGATTAAAATTCGCAAGTAAATCCGTTTTCAGAAACTCAACCTCTTGTTCCAATTCCTTAATCTTCGAGTAAGCAAAGTTTTCAAATTCCATACGTAATTTTTACCACTAATAATGTTTTTTTACAATACAACAAAATCTATCAATATATATTTCTAGATATAAACATTGACATTGTAGACATAAAGATATACTATATAGATATAAGCAAACAAACCCAGCCAGTACATGGCGGGAGAAGAAAGGAAAATATTATGAAAATAACAAAGAAATTATTGGCGAAAATTGATATCGCCGAAAAAAAGGGTTACAACCAGTTGGTCGTAACTCGTGGAGGCAATTACGGCAATCTTGCAGTGTCGGCCTATTCCTTCGCCTACATCCGGTCGAAGGCTGGGGGTAGTGTCCGTGAGCTTAGAGGGGGGTGGCTATCAAAAGGCTGGAACCCATACAAAGATGGCGGGATTGGATATCACGCCATCATGAGAATGGAGTTTTGATGATATAGCCCTAAGCCACAAGCCCTAAGCAAGGCTAAAAACTGCTTGCCGTCTGTGGATAATGTCCACACTGATGAGGCCAAGAGGCCGAAACGGGAAAAAGGAGGATTAATATGGAAAATAATCAAAAGTTTTATGGGGCGCTGAAAGAATCATTTTCCAGCATCGACATGGAAAGAAATTTCTTTGGAAGGCTGTCAACCCCTGTTGGGGGCAAGCAGTCTATCCAGCTTATCCTAGAGATATATCTAGGTGGAACAAGACAAGAAACGGTTGTCTTTTCGAAGCCCTTCGACGGGCCAGTCAACGGCAACATTACGGAAACAGTGATAAAACTAATGAAGGGGGAATTTCGCAATGAAAATTAAAAACTTAATGAAATTATTGGCAGAGGCCAAAGCAGGTGGCCTCACGCTGCCAGAAATGGCCGAAGTTTTTAACAAAATTAACGAAAGGAATAAATAAATCTGTAGATATTAGTAATTCGACTTTTCTGCAATCCTATGGGGCATCAACATACTAACCCATGGGATTGTATTGTTTTTGTTTCTCCCATGCCTGCAATTACAAAATTCCCAGAGAATTGTTGACTGTGGCGTCAAGGCTAAACCCCATCAAAACATTTTCCGGCTCATAAAACTTAATTTCTTTCAAAATAGCTTCTAACTCGTGTACAACTTTTTGATAATCCTTGATGTATCTTTGCCTTGTAAGGATATGTTTTGATTCATCATCCAAGTAGGCTTCGGCTTTTTTTGCTCTGGCCAACACTGCATTATATTTTTTCTCTAGCTCGCTAATCAAAATGGTAGCTCCTTGGTAATCCCGCTAAACTTCTGCTTTTTCCCATCAAACCAAAGTTGCAAATCCTTCCCTGCCTCCCCACGCCTATTTTTTTCTATTAACGCCCTGAATCCATCTTTTCCCTTGTGCAGTAGGACAACGCTATCGGCTTCCTCCTCAATGCTTCCCGACTCTTTCAGATCTGACATAGTGGGCTTTGTAAGTTCATCACCCCTTTTCAACTGTGCCAGTACCACAATTGCCGTTTCTGTTCTGATTGCTAGTTGCTTCAATTCCATCATGCTATGCACAAATTTCTCCCTTAGCCCTGTATATCTTGATTTCGGCTCTATTTTGTTCAACTGGTCAATTATTACGGCACTTGGTTTTTGTTCAATAATTATTTTTTCTAACAAGCCTATCGTAAGGTACGACAAAGAAATTATGCATTTTTGCCTAAAGCATTCTTGGTTTGCAAAACGCTTAGCAATCATCGGTTTCGACATCTCAAGCGAAAAATATAAAACATTGTTGCCATTTTTGACATTGTAGCAACAGGCAGTAGTACCCAGTGATGATTTTCCAACACCTGGACGACCAGCAACAACCAAAATGTCCCCTTTGCAAATGCTTAACTCTTGGTCTAACTCTGATATCCCAAAGCTGCAAACCTCAGCTTCAATTGGCGTATTGTCCAAAATATCGCTACTAGACAAAATTTCAATATCTTGACTTTTAAGCAAGTTTTCTTTGACCTGCTGAAATTCGTATACCTTTTCAATGTCACCAGCAGAGATATACTTTTGAAGTTTAACTTGCTCATAATCTTCAAGTTTTGCCCTTAGAAAATGGAATATAAACTCTTTCCCGTATGTCATTTTGATGTAAAATTGTTCTGCCATATCCGAAATCAAAACCCCACTTTCAGCCGATAGAGTAATAAAATTGATCTCTTTTTTGTTCAGCCTCATTTTCCGCATAGAGATATAAAGCTTTTTAAAAATATCTATATCAAAAAAATCAGCATCTAAAGTAAAAAAATCAAGGTTCTCAGGCTCAACTAAAAGCCAATTAAGAATATTTCTTTCATGGTTTTCAAAGAATTCAGATTTTCTAAATACTTTTGCCATTATCTATCCCCTGAAAATATTCCTTAAAATCATCTTCTAGTTTCTGTTTATGTAATTCGTAGGCTTCTCGGTTATACTGCTCGCCCCTTGTTTCTTCCTGAAGCTCCATGTTCTTTTCTTCTTGCTCCAAAAGCATACGGTCAAGTTCTTCGTTTGATATTTCGTCTAGGTTCAAAATGTCCTCCTTTACTTTTATATTATCTTTCTCTTTATCTTTCTCTTTATCTTTCTCTTTATCTTTCTCTTTAGGTTTATCAACTGATAACCTATGGTTATTTGTATCGTAACCACTGGTTATTGTTTGCGTAACCACTGGTTCTTTTGTCTCTTTTGGTGGACGACCTCCCTTTAGCCCGTCAACAAATCTTTTATTGTTTGCGTCAAGTTGAGGCTTAATAGTTTTGAAAATTGCCAATAAATAGCCTGAACAAACTGGCTCTTCGCCATATAAGCCATACTCAATAATGTTTTTCAGCATTTCTAATTGAGATTCTTGAGGCAGTTCTTTTGATGCCTCCCAAAAACTTTCATAAAAAACAAAGCCACTTCTTATCATAGATAACCCTTTCTTTGGTGGAGTAGACAGGGCGTTGGCCTTGGGGGATTAATACACCCTATTTACTCCGTTATTATATTATTGAAAGGTTCCAAGGCCATTTCAACCCCTGTATCACTGGAGGCGGTCATTAGGGGGATGGGGTGACCGCCAACCATATTATATTACAAACTAGCGATAATTAAAAGCCTATTTAGTACCAATATATATCGATACAATAATACATAGATAAATGTTTACATTGTAGATATTGTGGAATAATATGTAGTTGTAGGTAAAAATAAAATAGGAGGATAAATATGCAGGAATTAATTAACATACAGTCAAAGCTTAGTGCCCCAAAAGATAAGTTTAATTCTTTTGGCAAGTACAAGTATAGGTCGTGCGAATCTATACTAGAGGCTCTTAAGCCTCTTTTGTTGGCTAACAGTTGCCAGATAGTCATTTCCGACCAATTAACGTTAATCGGGGACAGGTTCTATGTAATGGCAACAGTAACCATTACGAGCGAAAAAGGTGTTTCGGTCTCTGCCGTAGCATACGCAAGAGAAGAAGCCGAAAAGAAGGGCATGGACGGAGCCCAAGTAACAGGCGCAGCCTCAAGTTATGCCCGTAAATATGCGCTTAATGGGCTATTTTGTATAGATGATGGCAACGATGCCGATTCGACAAATACCCATGGCAAAGCAGCTACCCCAACAGTCCACCCCAAAGTAACCGAAGGTGACAGAAAAGACACCCCAAAAGGGCAACCGTCAGGAAGGCCGATAGCTCCACCACCAGCACCACAAACAAAACAAGCAAGCCCAAATCTAGCAAGCGAATTGCAATTAAGAAAGATGTTTGCTTGTGCGAAGGACGTATTGTCTCAGGAAGATTTAAGGGCGATTCTAAAAGTTGAATATCAATTAGAATCAACCAAAGAATTAACAGCAGCGCAATGCAGCGAATTAATTGCGTATATTGAAGCAGGCGGAAAAGGTGAATACAAGAAAGCAGCAAAAAATAATCAAGTGGAGGATGAGTTTCAATGGTCGATATCATAATTAATAATCAAAATACAGAAGTAGCACCGATTGACTTTAACCTTGAAGAAATAAAGGCAGAATTAGCCGAGAATCTTCAAAAATACAAGGGGTTAGTTATAACTGACGACATAATCCCAGAAGCCAAGAAAGACAGGGCTAATCTTAGAAAATTAGCCGATACTATCAACGCCAAAAAGATTGAGGTTAAAAATAAACATAACCTCCCCTTAGTTGACTTTGAAAAAAAGATAAAAGAGCTGCTGGCCATGATTGATGAACCAGTCAAGGAAATTGACCTACAAGTAAAAGCGTATGAGGAAAATCTAAAAGAAATAAAGAAAAACTTGATAAGCAACAATTGGGTTGACGTTGGACTTGAGGGCGTACCGTTGGCGATGATTTGGAAAGATAGTTGGCTTAATGCAACTGTAAAAATCAAGGACATCCGGTCTGAGATGGAAACAATAAAAGATAATTATGGCCGTAACGTTGCGCTAATCAAGGAATTTAAAAGCGAATTTGAATTTGAATTATTGTACACCTACAGGCAAACACTAGATATGGGGGCGGTATTGTCCGATAAGGCAAGCAGGGAAAAAATTAAATCCCAAAAAGCAGCAGCAGCCGAAGCCGAACAAAAACGACAGTTAGAAATTAAACAAACTGTTGAGAAGATACACGTAGAAGTTGCCAAAAAGGCTGATGAATTACCAGTAGAAACTAAGGCAAAGATGATTACAATTAGGCTGGAAATTATGGGAGAGAGGGGGCAATTAGAAGCACTTAGAGAGTTTCTGGCAATCAACCAAATATACAGCAAACAAATATAAGGGGGAAAATATGTTACTTGCAAAATATGGGGAATTAAACGACGTGTCAAAGGTGGAAATAATAAAAAGTGTTGCCTATTATAACGCCACTGAATACAAGTATTTTGATAAGGAAAGGAGCTGGTACAACAAAAATAATGCAGTAAGTTTTAGGGCTAAAAATAGCAAGTATTTGTTAGGGCAATTTGGAAGATTAATGTCCTTATACGGACGAGATTTTAAAATAATAGATTTAATAAAAAAAGGAGTAAATTAAATGGATTACAATAATATTACAGTAATTGGAAACTTAACCCGTGACCCAATACATAAGGTTACCGAAGGAGGCACGGAAATAACGAATTTTTCTGTCGCCAACAACCTAAACAAGGAATCAGTACAATTTCTAGATTGCACAGCCTTTGGAAAAACTGCCATTGCGATTGCTGATTATGCAAAAAAAGGCAGCAAATTGCTGGTATCTGGAAGGCTTGAGCTTGGGGAGTATGAAAGTAAGGACGGTACAACAAAAAAATCAGTAAAAATTATTGTTGGGCAAATTTCTTTCTTATCTTCAAACAAAAAAGAATCCACAGATAACCAAGTAGCTGATTCGCCAGCAGTAGACGAAAATGGAATTCCATTTTAAGGACTGATAATAATGAAAATACCTAGAGAGATGTTAGTCAACGCCCTAAATGAGGGGCAAACATACGCCAAGGCAGGGGAAAAGCTTGGCATACATAAAGATTATTGCTGGAAATTAGCAAAAGACTACGGCGTTAAAATTATTAAAACAAAAAGGTTTGAATAATGCCAAGTTATGATGATTACTTGCAGGATTTACAAGACTTTTTTGAAAGGATAAAAAATGGAACCGACTAATAATGAGCTCAACTACACAGGTGGAACACTAATAGTTGTATCAAACCACGACCCCAAGCATTGGAGCGAAGCCCAGAAAAAGGGATGGAAAGAAATAATATATCTGCCATTCCCAAATGTAGCCCCTTGGGCTACTAGTAATAATGTGCGGGATATGGCAAAACAACTTATTGAGGAAATTAGGGTTGTTAGTTTACGAGCTGAAAAGTGTGAAAACGTTTACGTTAATTGTCAGGGTGAATTTTCTTTAGCCACCGAAATCAATTGCGAGCTACATTGCTTTTACCTTCTTGCTTTTCCCACAACAGAACGCAAAAGCGTGGACACTGTTTTGCTGGACGGCACGACAAAAAAAGACGTAACCTTCGAGTTTGTGCAATGGCGGATTATGTAATGAAAATACTAACAATTAACATAATCGGTTTTATCGCCGTTTCGGTAATATTTTGTGGTGCAATGCTGGTATACAACCAAAGAGAGTTAGAGAAGAATCTAGCGCAGTACAAAGCATCGGTGGAGCTTACGGCAAGCCGTGACCGCCTATTTTTTGAAAAGGCAGGCGGGGAGAAGATGCTAAGGTATTTCTATTACAAGCAGTGGATTACAACGAAACAGCAGCTAGAGGGATTTCGAAATATGAAGGAGTGGGAATAATGAAAAAATTAGATTTAGAAAAATTCAGGGCTATGAAGCCTTGCGTAGAAGGGTACAAGTTTGTGCTTGGCTTGGGCACAACTGACCTACAGGAAATATTCAAGGCGTTGCTAGAGCATGGCCCAGACTGGGCTAACTGGCTGCTGGTTAGGCTGATGACCCCTAGCCAGTGCGTGGAATATGCCATACTTTCGGCGGAAGGATGTTTGCATATTTTCGAAGAGAAGTTCCCCGAAGATGACAGGCCAAGAAGGGCTATTCAAGCAGCGAAAGAAGGTCAGCCTGAGGCTGCTGAGGCTGCTTGGGCTGCCGCTGAGGCTGCCGCTGATGCTGCTGCTTGGGCTACTGCTTGGGTTGAAGCTGCTGCTGAGGCTGCTGCTGAGGCTGCTGAGGCTGCTTGGGCTTGGGCTGCTGCTGAGGCTGCTGCTTGGGCTGCTGCTTGGGTTGAGGCTGCTGCTGAGGCTGAGGCTGAGGCTGCTGAGGCTGAGGCTGAGGCTGCTGAGGCTGCTAGGGCTTGGGCTGCTGCTGAGGCTGCTGCTTGGGCTGCTGCTTGGGCTACTGCTTGGGTTGAAGCTGCTGAGGCTGCTGCTGCATTAAGAAGCATTGTTTTGGAGGGCATCAAAATATTAATGAAGGAGTGGGAATAAAATGAAAGAATTAGACTTAGAACAGTTCAGGGCTATGAATCCTTGTTTAGGAGGGTACAAGTTTGTGCTTGGGCTGGGCACAACTGACCTACAGGAAATATTCAAGGCGTTGCTAGAGCATGACCCAGACTGGGCTAACTGGCTACTGGTAAGGCTGATGACGCCTAGCCAGTGCGTGGAATATGCCATACTTTCTGCCGAAGGCTGTTTACATATTTTCGAAGAGAAGTTCCCCGAAGATGACAGGCCAAGAAGGGCTATCCAAGCAGCGAAAGAAGGTCAGCCTGGGGATGCTATGGCTGCTGCTAGGGCTGCTAGGGCTGCTAGGGCTGCTAGGGATGCTGCTGAGGCTGCTGCTATGGCTGCTGCTTGGGCTGCTGCTTGGGCTGCTGCTATGGCTGCTGCTGAGTCTGCTGCTAGGGCTGCTACTGAGTCTGCTGCTAGGGCTGCTACTGAGTCTGCTGCTTGGGCTGCTACTGAGTCTGCTGCTTGGGCTGCTACTTGGGCTGCTACTGAGTCTGCTACTTGGGCTGAATGGGAAAGCGCATTAAGAAGTATTGTTTTGGAGGGCATCAAAATATTAATGAAGGAGAGGGAATAATGAAAGCAAATAAAGAACCATCTAATGAGGACGAACCCGCAAAGATAAAAAAGCTTCACAAAGTTGAGCTGTACATTCTCGAACTATACAATGAGTATGACCAAGAAGGCCTTGAGGATATCCTTGAACGTTTTTGCGACGGTGCGTTAACCTCAATCGCATCTTTTGAAACAGTAGGATACGAGTTCTACGACGAATGTATTTTGAATAAAGTATCTTCTACTTCGAAAGATTTTAAAGAGGTATTCGCTTCTGAAAAGAAAAGAAAAGAGGGTCCAGATAGAATATTAATGAAGGAGAGGGAATAATGGAAACGATAACAAACAAAATATGCCCTTTTGGGGTGAAAACAGCAACATACATGTATAACGATAGTGGGGTGACTGAAAACCTGCACTGTATCGGGGAGGATTGCTTGGCGTATGAATCAGTAAACCTTACCTTGTACGCGGACCCAAGTGTCGTAAAATACAAGGATTATTGCGGAAGACTAAGCGTCTGAACACATGGGCACACATTGAACTTATTTTGGAAGATACACTTCTCGTGTGCCCGCCAAAATTGAATATAGGGAGAGAAATAAAATGAAAAGATTTAAAAACAAAAAGTTACACGAGTTTGTTTGCAAAAAATACGGCTATGACGCGGACTTAGCCGATACTTATTTTGCAGCGGATGGAGATAGTGGCTTTTTTTCTTCATCGGAGGACGACATTGCGGGATATTTGCAAGATAAATTGAAGATTGCCGTTGATTGGATACCTGTTACAGATGACACCCAAACTTGGCGCGCGCGAGCTGGGAGATTTTTACTTGCGCCAATGCTTTATAGCCCATTCCGAACACAGGCAATATTCCAGTGCGCCGAAAACATATTAAACCAAAAGGAGGCAAATTAGCATGACTTCTTATGTTTGCGCCAACGCCTACAATTCTGGCACAGAAAAAACACCTGTATGGAAATGCAGTGGATACAACGAGAGAATAGCTGTTTTAAAATGTGATAGAGATTGCGAAGACCACGCCACAATTACTGGCTTGGCTCGTTTCTGTTCCACCTGTGCAAACAAATATAATGCTGGCACATTTAGCGCAAGAAAAGATATGTGCTCACTCAGAAACAGGCCGATAGAAACGCATATCAGTACTTGTTCGCTTTGGGAACGTGCAGTATTTACACCAACAGAAACAGAACAAACCGCAAAAGAAACTACTGGCAAGCTTGACCTTACAACTGTGCCACCAATAATCATAGAAGAAATTGCAAAGGTAAGAGAATACGGGATCCAAAAATACAAAAAACGTGACAACTGGAAAGATGTAGAAATACAAGAGCATTACAAGGCTATATACAGACATTGGATTGCTTTGCAAAAGGGCGAGACTTACGACAAGGAAAGCGGATTGCATCACCTAAGCCATATTGCATGTAACTGTGCTTTTATCTTGGAATTAGAAGTTTTTAAGGGAGATGGGAATAAATGATTAACTTAAATAGAAAAGAAAAAATACATTGCACTAATTGCGAAATGAGCTATTTGGTGTACTTAGACGGACTTCAATGTAGATTTTTCGAAAAGTCTTATGTTTGGTTTTTTAAAGGCAATTCGTGTGCCCGAAGAAATACAAACCTAGACTGTAAACATTTCGTTGATAAACGTAAGGAAGATGAAAAGAAATGACTTTCTACCACCCAAAATATAAAGAGTATT